GAATGTATAAATGGGCATTTATGTGAGGAGAAAATAGTATGAACGATAAACTAAAGCGCATTCTAATTTACTTTCTAATCGTTCAAAGCTTTTTAGCTATATGTCTATGTTTTATGATGTTAGAAGTGGTTATGGTGATGAAGTACGAGCTGTCAAGGCCTACATTACAGCCTGAATATGCGCCTAAGGGTGAGCATGGGTATTGACAAGTAAGATAAATAGTGTACGATTACAGCATGAGTTAAGCTCATAGAAAGAGGGTTGTATGGTAAAATTGTTCCACGTGAAACATAGGTGCGTATGCAATACGTTTTAATGTCTATAGCATTATGGCTTGCGTTTATATTCGGACTTCGTGCTGTATGGCACTTCCAGAATAACAGAGACCCATTAAATGCTATTAAACTGCCTAACTTGCTTAATGCAATTAAGGCCCGCGAAGATAGAGCAAAATTAGAAGATAAATTGAATAGATTGGGGTAAATATATGAAAAATTTAGTCATTGTTTTTTTGAGTGTGTATTTATTAGTATTGGTAGGGTGTGGGAGTACTGCAAATATAGGACAAGGTACTCCTGTTCCTGCTAATACTCCGTATGTGACTCCTAATTATTCAATACTTGGTACTGCAAGGGATTACACTGCAAATCAGACTGTTAATGGATATTATTTTGTCCGCATTGATATGGATTCAGTCACAAGCAATGGATATTACATCCAAATACCTCTAGGAATATACAAACAACAAAAGTCATTTTCTCAGACTTTGCCATCTGGAAATTATTATATCTATGCATATAAAGACATGGACTCAAGCAACACATTTACACATGGCGATGTATATTCTACGTCTCAGATTGTTAATCTAAACTCTACGCAAAATGTACTATGCCAAATGAATAATATCTATTAACAGGCAAAGAACAGGTTCTAATCTGATACAAAACAGGTATTTATCAGGTATACTTAAGAGATGGGCAATGAGAAGACTAGGTTTAAACCTGGTAAATCAGGGAATCCAAATGGAAGACCAAAGGGGGCTAAAAGCTCTACAACTATTTGGGGTAAGATGCTGGACAGGATTGAAAAGGGTATCGATCCATTAAGTGGCGCACCTGCCAAGATTACTATCAGAGACGTTATGCTGGCCAATGTCCTATTGAAGGCTAAAGCTGGAGACTTAAAAGCTGTTGAGATGATACTAGACCGCACAGAAGGAAAGCTGACTCAGCCTGTAGACAATCAAGGTCCTTTGGTCATCAAGGTAGAATGAAGTCTATTACACTTAATGAAGATAAAATTGTCCTGAATGTCGGACAGTCAAAGTTTATAAACGCTTTTTTTGATAGACATATGAATCTAAAGCCAGACTCTCCTAGGGAATGTGCGTTCTTTGGGGCTGTTAGATGTGGGAAATCCTATATCTACCAGCTTTTTGTGTATTTAGTATGTATGCTCTATCCTAACACTCGTGTGCTATACATACGCGATACATATGACCAATTGAAAGATACTGTCATTAAGCAGTTTAATGACGATTTTTCTAAATACGGTGGTTATACGTATAAAAAAGCTGATAGAGAGGCTGTCTTTCAAAACGGATCTGTTATCAAGTTTAGGGCATTTGATATAGATGGGAGAGCCGTTTTATCAAGTGAATATGAGATTATTGCTCTTTGCCAAGCAGAGGATATACCAGAGGATGTTTTCTTAATGTCATTAACTCGTATGTCTGGGTTAGCTATCCCACACCCAATAATGTTGACAGAGGGCAATCCAGCCAATACATGGCCAAAACGTCGATACAAAGATGCTACTCAAGAGCAATTGTCACATTTAAACATTTTGTTTATTGAGGCAGGAACCAATGAAAATGAGAGCAACTTGCCAAAAGATTACATAGAAGAGCTACGAAAGAACTACCCTACTGCATGGTTTAATCGTTATGTATTGGGCGGTTGGGATCAGATTGATGAAATGGTTTTTTCTGAATTCAGGGAAAGAATACATATTAAGGACCCATTTGTTATACCAAAATCATGGCAGTCGATTATCGGTTTTGATTATGGGTTTAAAAATCCTGCTTCTTTAATTTGGTTAGCTTTAGATTACGATGGGAATCTAGTTATCTATGATGAATGGTATGAAGCAGAAAAGTTGATACCTGATATATCTATGGCATCAATGAGGCACGGGCAAAAGCTCGTAATAGCAGATTACTCAATAAAGTCACCTGGTAGAGATGGACGTAGTATATGGACAGAATTGCTTGATCATGGGATGAAGCTTCTAGAGTCTAATAAAGACAAATTAGCGAACATTACACTAGTCAATCAATTGCTAAAACAACAGAGGTTAACTATTACTTCTAACTGTGTAAATCTCATACGTGAAATTAAGGGGTATAAATGGAAGCGGTTAAAACTTGGTTCAGATAAGAACATGCCAGAAGAGGTGGTTAAAAAAGACGACCACGCTATCGATGCCCTTATGTATGGCATAGCCTACTTATTTGGTGGCAAATCAGAAGACCCAAGTAAATCACATTTATTTAAAAGCTTACAAAGTTATACGGAACGTATTGATTTTAAAAAATCGTATGATAATCTTGGGTAGGGAGTTGATAAAATGGGGATTGCAGATAATACGGCTTTAAGCCAGGAAGAAAAATTAGGAAAATTAGAATTATATATAAAACGAGTTGAGGCATCTATCAATGAGGTAAGGATGTTTACAAGACCACAAGAGATAGAGCAACAAATTAAACTAGTTCAAGATCTAGTTTATGAACTTAAACCTAAAGTAGAACTATTGATTAGACAGATGGACAAACTGATAGGACCGTCTTCTATTAAAACTATTTCTGATAAAGACTTATACGAATTATGGATGAAAAGCGGAGTCACGCAAAAATCAGTTGCTAATGATTTTAGTGTTTCTCTGCAAACTGCGGGTAAATATTGTAATGGAGATATTAAGGACTTATCTATAAGGCATAAGCTTAGGGAATATTTTCTAGCTAAGATTGACGATACTATCAAAATTGAGATTCCAGATTTGATTAAGAAAGGTTAGTGTATCTCTATGTTCAAAGAATTTTTTGATATGTCATCTGGGAAAATGGTTACTTCCGAGAAAGAAGTTAAAGAACGTCGTGCCAAAGGTGAAGTATTAATTTCACATAAAGAGGCGCAACAAGAAGCAAAACACCATAGGGATCGTATAGCTAGAGAACAATCAGCTAGAAATCAAGAGGTGTTAAAGAAAGCGTCTTATCTATTGAACAATGGGTATTCAAATGTTGCTCAGAGAGTAGAAAGAGATTATAGATGAACTTATTAAATGATGAAGTGGCTTATGATCAAAAGCTTTCTGAGCATTGTGAGAAATTACGCAAGCAGTGTATATCAGCGCATCCATCCGATAATTTTAAGAAATGGTTCAAATATTACTACGGCAAATACGATAAAGCGGACAACAATTCAAATCTATATAACATGCGTAATATTATTAAGCCGATTGTTGAGGCAAAGACTAGATTTCTGCTTGATTCAAATATTACTACTGCGGTTCTACCTCGTATTCAATCGCAAGAAGACATTGAAGAAATTAAAACAATTGATCAGATTGCTTCTTTCCAAAATGATGCATTAAACCATGTTTTAAAGCTTAATAAGTTTGACAGGATTAAAGAAAATGTAGCTAAACATGGAAATATCACTGGATTGGGTATTGTCGAGACCACTTGGGATTCTACCTTGAGTCAAAACTTTGGCGATGTAAAGCTATCTGTGATATCCCCGATGGATTTTTACTGGGACCCATCGGCCCATACTGTAGAACAGATGAATTTCTGTTTTATTCGTATGCGCATGTCTAAATTTACTTTAAAAAAGCGTTTTGCTATAAAACAAGATGGATCTATAGACCAAGCTATGCTAGATAAGCTTTCTCAACTTTCACCTGCAAAGCAATCAAGTACTACAGATCAAAAGCCTAAAGGTATTGTTTCGTATCAAACAAATGAAACTGGAAACTTAGCTTATATATACCCATCCGATGGGATGGCCTCTGGTACAGATGAAATTGAGGTATGGAAGTGTTATCTAAAGGATGACACAACATTCATTCCTGAGTCCAATAATGACAAAGACGCACAGGCTAAGCAGGAATTAAGATTTAAATATCCATTTGGTCGAATGGTTCTTTATGCGGGTAACGATAAGAATTTTATTGTATTGGACGATAGGCCCATAGATTATCCATTTGGATTCCCTATCGATATCTATAACGATATGGAAACGGACGAACTGCAAGGGCAAGGTGAGGTAGAAGATTTAGTAGAAATACAAGACAGAATCAATCGTGCTTTTATGCGATTGCGTGACTTAGTGCAAAAATATGTTTCGTTTATCGGATACGATCCAAAAACAACAGGGTTAAGAGATCAAGATTTAGTTAACGCTGTTGGGGCCTTAAAGATTGAAGGATTGTCACGATATCCTAGTTCTGTGCAAGTTATTACTAATAACACTTTATCTGAGCTTGATAATGTATTGAAGATGTTACAACTGTATGAACAAGAAGCGTATAAGGTTGCTAGGGTAAATGAATCAATGATATCAGGTGAAAAGCCAAGCGGTGTTAATTCGGGGGTTATGGTCGAGGCGTTAAATGAGCCAGCCATGATTGCTATTAGGTCGATGCAGAAGAATTTTACAGCAATGATTATTTCTGTCTCAGAAAAAATCCTAGTTTTATTATCGATCTATTACAATGTACCAAGATTTATTCGGATTAGTGAAGGTAAGAAGTTTGTGAAAATCCCACAACGTCCGACTCCAGAAGAAATGCAAAACATCCAAGCACAAGCCCAGGCACAAGGTATAGACCCAAGGGAAGCTAAGGACCCATTAGGGCAACCATTAATCCCTAGAACAGAAGTAGTGGAAAAGCAGGAAGATGGGTCGATGGCTGTTATAGAAGAAATCATGGGCGATTTATCCCTAGGAGAATACGAGGTCGAAGTAGTTGCAGGGACTGAAATGCCAAGATCCAAGACACAATTTGCACAGATTACACAACAACTTGCAGGACAAGGGATGTTTGGCGACCCTAACTCTTTGGAAGTAAAAGAGATTGTTTTAAAAGCTTTAGATTTTCCAAATCGTCACGCGATTATTCAAGAAATGAAAAAGCAACAAGAGAAGGCACAGGCTAACGCTAAACCACCCTTGCCACCGATTGAAAAGCTTGGATTAAATTATAAAGATTTATCGCCTGAGTTAAGATCAATGTTATTACAGCAACTGTTTGGACAACAAATACCGCCAGAAATGACTTTGACGC